GATGCAGAAAAACCCTAGAGATATAAAATTAAATCCAAACCAGTCTAGTTTTATCCAATGCGAAGAGCAAGTGATTGCCTTCTTTGGAGGGATTGGAAATGGAAAAACCTTTGCCGGAATCCTTAAAGGTATTTTAAGAGTCCTGGATAAGAATCAGCCACCACAATTAGGCATGATTGCCAGGCAAACCTACCCAGAATTAAGAGACTCAACTCAGAGAACTTTCTTTGAGTTATTGCATTTATTGGGCTTTTTACCTGGGGTCCATTATGATTATAAAAAGCAGGAAAACCGGTGCATATTTAAGAATGGGCATGAGATTATATTCAGATCTTTAGATGATCCTGCCAAGCTGTTATCGATCAATTTAGGTTGGTTCTATATAGACCAGGCTGAAGAAGTCAGCGAGGAAGTTTTCCTAACCCTATTAGGTCGATTAAGAGCAGTCTCAAACCCTCAATGCTACATCACTGGTAACCCACTTGGACATAACTGGGTGTGGCATAGATTTATACATGATCCGGTCCCAGGCAACATCATATTTAATGCTAAGACTGAAGAAAATATTGATAACCTACCCGAAGGTTACATTGATACATTAAAAAAGAACTACAATGAAATCTGGGTAAATAGATATTTGTATGGATCCTGGGATGCTTTTGAAGGACAGATCTTTCCAGACTTTGAGCCCAGTGTTCATGTAGTTAATGACTTTATGCCAGATTCATCCTGGAGAAGATTTATAGCGATTGATCATGGAAGGACCAATCCAACTGCTGTTTTATGGGGAGCAGTCAACCAGGATGATGTTATGTTTATCTATCGAGAGCATTATGAAGCCGGAATGGATGTAGACTACCACGCCAGGGCGATTAAAGCTCACTTAAATGAAGGTAGATATGAGACTTATGTTATTGATCCTAGTACCGGTGCAGGAAAGGTGGGAGATCCGGAGACTATAGGAAACCGATATAGGCAATTACATATTCCAGTAGTCAATGCAAACAATGATGTTCAAGGTGGGATTGATAAGGTAACCCAGTACATCAAAAAGAACAAATTAATGATCACTAGGTCCTGCGAGAATTTGAGGCGAGAGCTTATCAATTATCAGTGGGAACAGCCTAGTGCATCCAGAATGGAATTAAACAGTCCAGAAAAACCTTTAAAGAAGGATGATCATGCAGTGGATGCTCTTAGATATTTAATTGGAGAAGCTGTAGACAGTGCGAAGAGACCAGATACCAGGAGCGAAACCGAAAGATTTATTGACACTATTGTGGTCGATAATCCTTCACAACCTCAATGGGATAGTATGTAATGGCAGGAATGGATTATTATCCGGCACTGGACCAAGAGTCTGCATTAGACCAGGTAGCCGAAGCAAGTGAAAGAATACCACAAGTTCGCAACTGGTTAGATCGCAGTAAGAAAGCCAGGGAATCTCAATCAGATCGATGGAGAAAGAATGAAAGGTTGTACTATGGTAGACATTGGGCAAACCCAAGCAAGGGAACTGAAAGCCAGTCCAGGATGATCTTTAATTTTCCATTGGCAGTGGTAGAAACTATTTTACCAATTGTTAATGATTTTCAACCTACTGTTGACATTATGCCCAGGGAAAAGAATGACATTTGGTTTGCTGAGATGATGCAGAAAAGATTTCAGCAGATTGTAGAAGAGTGCAATTTATATGGTCAGATTCTCCAGGCAGTTAAAGACAGTTTAATTTATTCCAATGGGTTTTTGCAGATCTTACCTCAGATTACTGAAGCAGGAGTATTTAAAGGATTTGATATACAAGTCATTGATCCCTTTACAGTAGTACCTCATCCTTATGCAACCGATCTTAACCTGGAATCTGGTGAGTATTTTATGTTTGCTGTTCCAATGGAAACTTCCAGGATTTATAGAGAGTTTGGAGTTAAGTGCAGTGCTGATGGAAAACTAGATGATTACAGAGCATATCAAAAGAATAATGATCATGGTGGAATAGAAAATGCCAGTGCTGAATCAGATTATGACATGGCACTAGTTATTGAGTGTTATTCAAATGAAGCTGATAAAGAAAAATATCCAAATGGAAGGCATACTGTAGTAGTGGGTGATAAGCTCATAGTAGATGAACCATTAGAGCTCTATCGGATGCCAGTGTTTATGGTTTCTAATTACAAATCTCCTCACAACTTTTGGGGAATAGGTGAGACTGATCTAGTAAGAACTCAAACCAAAGCAATGAATGAAACCTTTTCAGCTATCAATGAGAACATAAGAAGAATGGGTTTTCCAGTTCGCAAGGTTACTCAAAGAGCTAAAGGTCAAATGACTAGACCAATTACCGGTGCTCCTGGTGAAGAAATTACAGTAGTGGATCCGGCAGATGTTACATTTGAGTCACCTCCTCCAATACCAGGGTATATACAAAATTACATAGCTCAAGTTGGGCAATTTATGGAACATATCACTGGTGTAAATGATGTTACACAAGGGAGAAAACCAGGAGGGGTAACATCGGGAAGAGCGATTGTAGCCTTACAAGAAGCCAGTCAAACCAGACAAAGATTTAAGATTAATAAAGAAGTAGCCAGACTCACTAAAGAAATTGGCGAATATATGGTCCAAATGATCCTCACTTTTGATGAAGAGATCCGATCTATAAGGGAAAGAGATGCTGAAGGTCAATTTCAATTTGTTGAGTTCAACCCAATGGCTGTATATGATGCCGATGGTAATATGGAAGGCACTCCACAATTTGATCCAGGAACAGCTAAAAAACTTATGGATAGTGAGTTTGATGTAGATGTTACCAATGGATCCAGGTATGCTCAAGGCAGAGTAGCCAATGAAGAAAGAGCAATGGAATTATTTCAAGCAGGGGTTTATGGTATTGAAGAAGTGGTTAATGCTTTAAATATCAGTGATAAGCAAGATGTTATTCAAAATTGGTATGTCAGAAATCAAATGGTCCCACCACAGCAACAAGTTCAACAAGCTGAACAAGTCCAAGAGCAGTTAGGAATGTTAGTTGCTCAAGTTATGCAAGAAGGACCTGGAGGACCAGGTGAGGAAGCACTGGCACAAATGATTATAGCAAACCCTGGGCTTGTTGAGTCACCGGATTATTTACAATTACCAAGCGAAATCCAGGAAAGAATTAACACAGTAGTAGGATTAATAGGAGGGCAGGATGAACCAGATTCTGGGGTCTAAACTGAGGCAAGTTGAAAGCAATTTTCTTGTCCTCCAAAACTTTACAAACTATAAGGAAATAGTAACATGGCAAAAATAAAAAAGCATAAGATAGTAAAAATAAAAAAACCCTCGGCAAAGGAAATGAAGGAAATGGATCGGTCGGTAGGATTCTGGAGAAGAGATGGTGGATTTCAAATCTCCTCCCATTATAATGATGAACCAATGGATTACTGGAAGGCTGATTCAATAAGGAAAGCCCCAACTGATTCAGCCTCAACTGATTCAATACCTAAAAAACCTAAAGCTAAGAAAAAGAAAAAAAGAAAAGTATTAAGGATTAACTAATGCCAAAATTAAAAAATAAGAAATACCCTTATTCTAAAAAGGGATATAAAGCTTATATGAAAGCATTAAAAAAAATAAAGGAAGGTAAGTGATCCAGGTAATTCCAGACATACTTACCTCTGCCGAAGCACAAGATCTCATGGATATGACACCAAAGAATCAGTCAATAAATTCATTTTCTAATAAAATTGTGCAGAAAGTAGCGAATACCTATCAATCTAAGATTAAGGACCAAACTTTTATTTTAGATAGTCCAAGCTATTGGAGAGTTGAAACTAGACCAAAAGGACACAAGTGGCACTATGATGGTTGCAAGGATTCCGGTGGCGAGTTAGTAGACAATCATATGCCCTGGTGTAGAATTGGGACCACAGCATTGTTAACTCCTCATAATCAGTTTACTGGGGGAGAATTGAGCTTTAAACAAGCAGGAAAAGAATTTCAAATTAAAGACCACTATTTAAATGGTGTGATGTACTCAGCAGGGAAAGATGATAATCCTTCACTGCATAAAGTAGAGAAGCACAGTGGTAAGCGAACAGTATTATTAATGTTTTTTGCAACTAACCCAGTGTCGAAAGACCAACTGAAAGGAAACTAAACATGACTGAAATAAATGTAGTTGGAACTACAAACTTAAATGTAGAACCAGAATCAGAACAAATAGTAACTGGGAATTACTCAACCGATCCTTTTGTCGGTGAGATGACAACCTCAACTGATAGCTATGACAACATTTCAATACCGGGCGAACTCCTCGAGGAGCAATCACAACCTGGTAATGATACAGAACCGGCTGAGACCACAGAGTCTACAGAAACAGCCCAACAAACCGAATCAACTAATATTTCCGACAAGGAAAATTCCGATGATGTACAAGAGCAACCTCAAGCAGATAGCGAAACCATTTATGAGATGGAAGATGGCTCAAGATACACTGAAGATGACATCCTTTCCTGGAAGCAAGATGCTGATAATAGACATGACTGGAATAAATCAAATACTGAGAAAGCCCAGGAAGTTGCTGATCAGAGAAGGGCAATAGAGCCTTTTATTCAATTAGTTGAGAAATTCAAAACCTCGGAAGATTTTGCAGAAACCTTTAAGGAAGCTGTAGAAGATGAACTTGGAGAAGAAGCAGGGCAACTGTTTGAACAGTCCCTAAAGATGGATAACAAGGACCTTCCGAATCCTTATGAATCTGAATTAACAGAGGCATTGGAACAACTCGAACAGATTAAATCCCAACAAGCACTTGATCAATCATTAACCGACCTAAAGTCAACATACAAAATAAATGAGTCGAAAGCCCAGGAAGTCTTGGGCTATGCGATTAAAACACATAAAGAGACTGGTCGGTTACTCACTTTGGATGAGGCTTATAAGGTAATGAATTTTGACAAAGCAGTTGCAGAACCTAAGACTGTTAAGCCAAAACCATCTGTTCCAGTCAATGTACAAAAGACTGTCGGTGTCAAGTCTGATAAACAATCCAAAATAAGGAATTATGAGGACATTGATGTCGCATCATTTTTTAATTAATAATACAAAACAAGGAGTCTTAAATGGCTAACATTATGGTAGCAGGGAATACCGGTAACGCTTCCCTAAGTGCCTTAATCCAACAGTATTATATGCCAGTTCTGTATGACAATATTTTTAAAAAGAGTCATCCATTACTAGCTATAATGAAAGCAAAGGCAAAGACCTTTAATGGTCGAGAAATAGTAGTTCCAGTTGAATACGCTGATGGCAGTGGAAGTGCTTGGGGTAATCAACATGGTCTTGGATCAGCTTATGATCCTGCATTAGCAGATATTGCAAAGACTGCAAACTACAACCCAACTATGCTAACCGGTCACTTTCTTTTAACTAAGGAAGAGACTTTGGTAATGAATAGCCCACAAGCTATTAAAAACATAGTCGGTGCAAAAGTCAAAAACCTACAAAAATCATTAGAGAAAAAAGTAGCAGAAAATATGTTTGCTACCTCTTTGACTACTGATGCTTTTAATCCGGTTGCTGTTTTATGTAATGATTCAATAGAAGTGGGAGGTATTAACCCAAGTTCTGATACTTGGTGGAAAACTCCGGTATTAACTTTTGCTGATTTCAGTGATGCTACTGGAGACAGTGGTGATTCTGATTCAACTGTTGATTCTTTATCAGAAGATGACATGGTGAACAGTGCTAAAAACACTTACATTTTAAGAGTTTTAGCAAAAGGTGTCGCTAATGCAAAAGCACAAACCGGTGAAAATCCAGATCTAATTATTTGCCCTCAATATATCTATGATTTAATTGAGAGTGAAATTGATCCAAGAAAAACTGGTAGTAGAATGTCAGAAAGAATGGGATCAATGGGATTCACTGGATTGAATTTCAGAGGTATTGATATTGTAGCTGACCAAGATATGGTTACAGCACAAGTTGATTCATCTGCTTCATCTGTTGGTTATGATGGTAGGATCTATTTTTTAAATACTAATTACCTTTATATGTTCTTTAATTCCGGTGCAAAGTTTACAGCATCAGATATGATTGAAGACACTAAGAGTAATACTTTTGTTCAGAAGGTACATACTTATGGTAATTTGGCTATAACTAATAGAAAAGCCCATTGTGTGGTAAGAGATCTTTATTCACCAAAAGATTACGCCTAATCAATAAACTAACCTTATGGTCCCTGGTTTTTTTTATTTCCCCCAGGGACCATAAAACCCTGGAGACTTTATGACAACATCAACTATGTTAACCATTTTAGGAGATCGAATGGAAGATACCTCTGGAGATCTTTTTTCAACTGCTATTAAACAAAGGTATTTGAACCGAGCCCAGGATAAAGTCATTCAGATGTTAAATCCTCACTTATTAACCGATCTTCATGTATTAAAAACCGGTATATCGATGTCTACTGATGCCAATGTAGATACACACTTTAAAAGCTATTTTATCCCTACTCAAGCCGGTGCATTGGATAGCGATCCATTTGGTGGATCATTAGGAATCATGGGTATTCGGATAGCAAATAGCAATTTTATTCGCAAAATATCCTTTGATATGGCTAAAGATTTTTCAACTGGATTAGTGACTTTTAGTGGAACTGAGCCGGTTTACTTTATTTTTCAAAACCGAGTGTACATCTATAACAATACTGCAAATGTAGACTGTTATTATATTAAAACACCATCTGTATTGAATTTTGATAGTATATCTCCTGCTGTAGACTGCGACCTAAATGCAATCTTTCATGATGCAATCTTAGAATTTGCTGAAGCTGAATTGTGGAGAACAGTAAATAAGCAAGATCGCATGAACACAGCTTTAACCAGGGGCTATGAATATTTAGGAAAATACAATCAAAATCCGGCTACTCAAGTAGTAGGAGAAGGATTGCCTTTTGATTATTCAAGTAGTAATGCTCTTATTGATCCTATATACCCTAATTACCCAGTAGGCTAAGATGACTTGTTATCATTGCAACACTGAATTAATACCAGGAGGAGATCACACTTATGAGGATCATGGGTTAGATCAAGAAGGTATAGTCACCAATTTATCTTGTCCGAAATGCCCAACAACAGTGTATGTATATCATGACCTGGAACCCGAAGAAGATGAAACTTTATTAATTAATATTTTAAAAGAAGAAAAGTAATTGCCAAAATACATTGACATAAATGATTTTGAGGGAGCTCTTACCAATGCTGATATTGAGGACCTTCCAGATAATGTAGCCCAGGAGATTAAAAACTTAAAGATCCAGGGAGGAAAGCTAGAGAAAACCTTTGGAGCCGGTAGTCCTGCTGATCTACCTACATTTGAATTAGCCCTGGTCAATAGTGAGCTTAGTAAGACTTATGCAGTGTACAATATTTTTACCTTTGTATCGGATAAATTTACTGGCAATTCTAATGATGCAGGAGATGGGTATCGCTATTTATTGGTTACAGTTGAAGCCACTGCACAAACAGTAATCTTATGGTGGTATGATCCTTCAATGCCCGATGTTACCGATACTTTACAAATTGAAAATGATGTTATTTGGTTTGAAACTGCATCGGCTCATGGATTTGAAGTAGGTGATATGGTTATGGTCCAAGATGGAAAAGACAATGCCTCGCCTCAAGCCTCACAATCTGCCTGGAAAACTTATGAAAGTGTAGATATGGTTCCTTCTACTAAAAAATTAGGGGTTAATACCAACAGTGCAGATTCCTGGGGAGGGAGTTTTTTTGCAACCACTAATGTAACTGGATCTGTTGCTTATAGCTTTGGAGGAAAACATCAAACTCATCTATTGGTAGATAATGAGGTTGATTATGGAGGAACTAACTTTGCAAGTGTAGAAAAAATTGCGATTGCACCTACCGGTGGAAAAGTATTGAGCATTGCCCAGGGTAATACTAATAGTGGTAAAGATTTAGCCTATTGTATTTCATCAGCATATCTTGATCTAGGATCATCTCTTTATACTACTTATAGAGGTAAGACTAATTTTAAAGTTATGTCAATGTTGGGATTCAATGATGCTATTTATATTCATTATTCTTATCAAGATGGAAGTCCGGTTGCTTATTATAATAAATTAGTTAAATACACTCTATCGGGATCCACTGTAGTTGAAACTGCTATTGGTGATTTAGGATCGCAAACCAATAGCATAGTTAATTACGCTTCTTATATGACTGTTGCAAACAATCATTTGTTTGTTTTAGGTAAAAGTTTAGGATTGTTTAAAGTCAATACCAGTGGGACCATTACTTCAATGACAGTATCGGGCATTGCAATGGTTAATGTAAAAGGAATCACTTCTATTACTCAAACCAATAGATTAAATGCTGATGGGAGCAGTTCTGGATCAGATGTTGCTCATGTATATTTAGTTATTGGGACCACAGATGGAAGTGCAAATACTAATTTATATACTTTAGATATTGCATCAAGTGAAACCTCATTTACTGCCTTTGGGACCACTTTAGCAAATACCACTATTAATCATTTAAAGAAAATGGATTTTGGGGAAAACAGCAACAAATCTGAATCAATAGTTATTCAATACACTGGACTTAGTAATCGGCAATATTTAAGATATTCAAGTCATGATAGCGATACTGCAATTATAAGCGACATTGATACTGATATAGATAATAGTGTGTTCAGTATAACTACCGATGTCCATTTTATTGAAAACACTGCCCATCACCCAGGGTCCACCAGTTATTTAATGGTAGGAACTGATGATGTCACTAGCCCTGCCACAGCCGGTAATTTATATGGTGTGAATAATTCTAAAGGTGTTAAGACTTTTATGAGTGGAGCTTCGGGTGGGAAAACAAATTGGAACCCAACTTGCTTTGCTGATTGTGTAACCGGTTCTGGGTTTTTTAGTTATGCAAAAGGATATATTGGAGTGTATGGAACTGAAGCTCAAGATGGATCTCCAGTAGGTGATCATGCTGATGTATATCGCTTTACCGATATTGGATGGTATGCAAACTCTTTTGGAGGCAGTGGAGATTGTGATTACAGATGGATTGATGTCACTAATAAATATGATATTCCTACTTTATACCATAAAAAAGATCGCAACCCAATAGTTCCCTTTGGAGACACTTTAAGAGTCTTACCAGGAAACATTGCTAAAGTAAGCAGTAATGAGGCAAAAGGAGCCTGGATCGGGTACATTGATCGCTCTTTAATGAATGATGGGGTTACTCAAACCGGGTGGTTTGCTTATGCAAATACTTTAACCAATCCTTTCTCTTTTAATAGCGATACTGATATGTTAGAAACCAGTGATGAATTAAGAGACACTGATACTGTTAAATATAATTTAACTGCTATTTATGATGGGGTCCAGGAAACTGTATTAGAAGAAGATAAAACTTTACTGTTTGAAAAAAATAGCACTGCTAATGGAGATACAGTTGAAGATATTAGTAAAAGTAGATTGTCATTTAGTATAGATACTGACTTTACTACTTTAAATAAAAGAATTACTGGGTTTAACATTTATAGATCGGGTCGCTACAATGGAGTTTGGGAGACTTATAAAAAGGTAAGCGAGGTTAATTTTTTAAGGGCTGATGATACCTTTACTGACAGCAAAAGGGTTTTACTTCAAAGTAGCAATGATGATTTTGTATATGTCCAGGATCAAGACAATTATATATCTGGATTAGGAACATCTACTCTTGAAAATGGTAGCTATGCTATTAAAGTGGGGAATAATTGGAAAAAGAGAATTACTAATGCCGAAGCTCTTCAAGGCTATGCTTCTACCGGTGTTTATCTAAATGAAGAAATAACAAGTGGAGCGACCAGTGTTGCAGTCAGTGCTTCTAGTGGGTTAAGCAACTCTACCAGTTATTATTTAGATGGTGAAATAGTTACAGTTTCAGACACCCATGACAGCACTACTTTGTCAATTACCAGAGCTCAAGGAAGTCCAACTACCACAGCTTCATCTCACGCTAAATATACTGAATTTAGAGCCATTGCATTAAGCAACACTGGGTGGTATAAAATCACTTTAAATGAAAATTTAAGAGGAAAAAGATTTGCAGATAATTGGAAAATTTATATTGACACTATTGGAGGCAGTTTAGCCAGTCATTGGGTCCGGACCAAAAATGCAACTAACAATGGTGCTTATGGAGGTAAATATGTTGGGTGGGTTAGCCCAGAGCCTTATGAAGAAACTGGAGGGAATTTAAGTATATTAGGTTGGAGAAATACCAGTAATGGTAGTATTGATGTTAGTTCAGTATCGGGCAAACATATTGCGATTGAAGAATCGGGTGATGCTAAAATGTATAAAGTAGATCAGATCTCTGCTTATGATAGCCACAGTCAAAAAGCCTATGTCCAAATTAATAAAGCATTTCCGGCAGGAACTTATTCTCATAAAGGTGAAATTACTGCTCCTACTACTTACACTGATAATGGATCCAGTAGTTATACTGTTAAGGTGACAGATGAAGGATTAACTAACCTGGGTGAACATTGGGGAGAATCGGTATTCTCAACTAAGGCTCACGCTCAGTACGCTAAAATTTTAAAAGGTCGCTTGTTCTATGCCAATTTAATGCTAGATGTTGGTGATAAAAATGAAGCTCAAAATGATTGGGTAGGTTACAGTGAATTAAGTGCCTTTGATGTTAGACCGGTAAGCAATGTATTGCCTTTCCCAGATAGAGAAGGTGGACAAATTACTGGATTGTCAGATCTATTTGGTCGCTTAATTATTTTTAAACCTCAAGCTATCTTTGTTTTAGATGTAGTAGATCCTGCTAGTCCAACAACCTGGGTTAGAAAAGAGTCAAAATACAATATAGGTAATATTGCACCAGAAGGCATAGTTGAGGTCCATGATTCAGTTTATTTTGTACATCATGATGGTATCTATAGACTGGATGCAAATACAGTAGCCAGTAGCACCCTAACTCCTTCAGTAATGGAGAAAATTACACTGCCGATTGAAGATCAGTTTTTATTGGCTGATAGCAAAAAAGCAGTCAAGGGTATTTATGATCAAAAGAACAATGAACTGTTGTTTACCTGGGACCAGTCCAATGCTCAAAAAGTATGGGCTTATCATGTTATTTTAAAATCCTGGAGAAAGGTAGACACTACTACCAACTTAGATATACTAACCTTTGGTGAAAATAGTGGACCATTAGCCTGGGACAATACCGATACTGATATTAAAAAGTTTGATGTAGCTGAAAATGTTGGCATTACCTGGAAAAGCAAAAGATTTAGAATGGACCTAGATCGCAAACAGTTATTGCGATATGGTATGGTCAAATTTACCGGAACCGATACAGTGACCTTTAATATTTATTTAGATGGATCGGGTAGTGTTTCATTTACTAAAGACATTACTGCTGATGGAGGTGTAAACCGGTTTCCTATTAAAAGGTATGGAAAAAGTTTTGAAATGGAGCTCACAACCCCTTCGAGCTCAAACACATTTTTTTTAGAAAGACTCAGAATAGAATTGGAGTAGAATTATGGATCCCATGACAATGATGTTAATCGCCCAGGGTGGAGCTAAGATGGCTCAATCTGGATCAAGATTATTACAACCAAAGTTTGCAAATACCAAGTATGGCAAAGCGATGAAAACTCGAACTACCCAGGGAAATTTAAGTCCTGGTCAAGAGCAGAATATTATAAACAGAGTTTCTGACACTGCGACCAGGCAAGGGAATGTTGCAACCAATCGCTATGTTGGTCAAATGTATAACCAGGGAATGGGAAATTCAGTTGCTTTAAATAGAGGGCTTAGAGAAGCCCAAAATGATGTCAGAAGGACTGTGACTGATACTTCAAAGGGTATATACAGAGATGAAGAATTGGCGAAGTCTAATGCTAAAATGAACTATGCTCAAGCAATGGACCAGGATAAAGCAGGAAGGAGACAAGCTATAGCAGGAATGGTGGGAGCCGGTTTAGAAACAGCAGGGCAATACTTTGGAAACAAAGCCACTCAATCTCAAGCCCAGGATCAATCTTATATGGATGCGATGAATAAATATGGACAAGCAGTTGCCTATGAAACCCCATCGGGAAAAACTCGATATGGAGGTGGATTAGATCCAATGACTGGTAAAAGTTCATTAAGTCTTGATGACAAAAAAAATATTGAAGTGTATACTCAAAAAGCAAACATTAAAGATGTCTCTGGAGTAACTAACGCTTTTCAAGCATTACAAAATGGTGAAATAGATGGTACAGAATTTAGAAAACAGCTAAGCACTGGAGAAAACTCATTAACCGATGATCAAATAGATGATTTATTTGCTTTTCTTGCAAAGATAGGAGGTGAATAATGTCTGACTGGAGAAATCAATTATTAGATAATATTACTAAAAGGAAACAAAAGGAAACCACTGGTACTTTAAAAGCAATTCGAGTTGGTGAAGAAGAAAAATACAAAGCTAGTCAGCCTTACCTAGAGGCTTTAGAAAAAAGTAGAAAAGCAAAAGAGCTTAAAGCAGAAACTGATTTAAAAGCTGAAAAAGCAAAAGCAAAACCTCCGACTCCTCAAGAGGATATACAAAGATTTGGAGAAAAAAGAGAGAAATTTAGAGACTTAGCATACAAAACTTTTACAGTAGATAATGAAGATACAGAAGGCAACACAACCAAAGAACTCACTACTGTTGATCGCAAAGATAACCAATTATTTAAAGATCAAATAGTAGCCTATACAGATAGTTTAAAACTTGCAGGACTGGCTCAGAAGTATAGATCAACTACTCCAAAGATAAGGGAAATAGATAGAAATAGAGAGGCAATAGAGAAAGAAAGAAATGAATTATGGAAAAAGTTAATGTCGCAAGAATATCCTTTGGTTCCTGGTCCAGATGAGACATACACAAAGATTTCGGATCAAGAAAAAAATAAGATATCAATGGAACAAGCTAATAATATGCTTGTACAAAAATATGGGAAAGCGATAATTCCTTTATTACTTGAGTTAAAAAATAGATAATGGCTGAACCTCTCTACCCAAAACAAAGAAATTCTTTAGATGATATTTTAAACCAGGCATTTGATGACCTGGAACTAGAGAATCAAAGACAGCAAACTATTGTTAATGCACCGGATCCGGCACAAGCCTTATCGGATATTCAGAAAGTAGAAAAGCAAACTGAAGCAGAACCAGAGCCAATTAAAAAAGCTGTTAGGACCTCTTATTATACCGGTCAAGCATTAAGTCAACCTAAACCACAACCTATGCAATCTTCTGGTAAACCCAGGCAACCTATCAGTGAGGCAATGTACAATGAACTGGCTTCCGGATCGGCTCGAGTAGGTCAAGGGTTAGCCTCGGCTCCAGGGTTTATTTATGGGTTGGCTTCATACCCACAAAGACAATTAGCTAAAATACCTGGACTAGAATCTTTGGCTGATGGGACCAGGGAAATGGAAGAATATTTATCTTTAAATCCAGTCGCAAAATATTATAAAGATACAGCCGATCAATTTGCTGAAGAAAGCACTCGATATGACCAAAAAATTGTTGATTACATTAAACAAGGCAATCTTGTTGATGCTATCGGGCTTACTGGGGTATCTATTGTAGGGTCTATTCCTTACACAGCTTCTATGATTGCCGGAGGGTATGCCGGAGTTCCTGCTAAATTAATGGTCCCTACTATTGGATTAGTTACTGGAGGTGAAAAGAATTCTACATTATTAGAAGAAATGCCAGAATTTGCAGATGACAAAAGAACTTTAAATGCTTTAGTCGATGGATTAGCAGAGGGAACCTTTGAGCAATTAGGATCAGCAGGAATTGGAAGAACTTTAAAAACATTATTGGGAAGTTTAACCCAACAATTTGGTCGCAAAAAAGCAAATGAAATATTAACTGAAACTATTGCTCAAACTTTTAAGGATAAAACCAGTCGACTTTTAGTTCCAAAAGCTATGAATCTAGAAGGGTGGACAGAAGTAGGAACAACAGTTATGCAGAATTTAAATGCTCAATTAACTGGTGAAGATCCAAACAGAGATTTATTTGAAGGGGCTGTAGATGCCTACATAGTTGGAGCCGGATCTGCCGGTGCTTTAACTGCCCCTGCCGGAATAGCAGTAAGCAAACAAAGAAAAACTGCAAAAGACTTAGAGAAAGCTAAAGCAAAAGGGTTAGATGCAATAGATAAGGGAACATTAAGACAGCTTACTGATCAAGATATAAATGACTTTGCAAGTAGCTTGACTATTGAGGAAGCAATGGAATTAGGAGTGGTCCCAAATTATGAAAAGGGAACTATAGAATATGAGCCAGGATCTGCTATTGGATCTGAGATCATTCGCAGACAACTCCAAATGGAAAAAGCTCCCGAAACTGAAAGAGATTTTAGAGAAGCCGGATCCAGGGCAAATATTAAAGAGCAAAAAGAATCCGGAACTGATTTTGTTGGGGCTTTTATAGATAAAGCCAATGAAGGACTTGAGGGGACAGAAGCTGAAGTTAACAGAGAATATTTAGACCGAGAATTGATCGATGAGATTCAAGATGAAAACCTATCTGAAGAGCAAGTTAATCAAATTTTTGAAGATCAAGGAATTGCAGAAGGTTCTGATGTTAAAGAGTTAAATGTTTATGGAAGAACTGATGGTTATGTAGCAAGAATATCTACTGCCGGAACCGAAGAAAGAATGGCAGATGAGTATATAGCAGTCCAGGAAGAAATGGCTGAAATTTATTATAATGCTGAAATGGACCAAAATCCAGAGTTTGATAATGAGGTGGCAAATGAAAGAAAAAAATATCATGAAAAAACCGGAGAAGTTGACAAAGGAGAAAGCAATATCGAATGGTTCAGTTCGATGGCAATACGCTTTGGGGCTCAAGGAAAAGTCCATAAAGACATCGGACTTAAACTCAAAGAAATCCTTAAAAGATTTATGGAAAAAGCTAGAATCATACTCAAAGATTCCATGCGACTTAGAAAAGCAATCCAGGAAGGAAAAGTAAGTCAATCTTTAATTTCTAAACTAGAACAAGCTACTGACTTTAAAAGTGTAGGAAAATCAGTAAAAAAAGCACAGAAACTTAAAAAAGTTAAGAAGAAGCCTACTTTCAGATTAAGTACAAAAGAATCTTATGAATTGCATGAAACTTCAAAAAGAGTGTTTGGGACCACAGAAGATCCCAGGGAAGCCGGATATATATTATTAGATGGAGAGATGCTTGATTTTTCTGGAAAAAATGAAGGGGGAACTCCAGGGACTAGGTCCTATGATCATCGACAAATTAATACTGTTGGTGTAGTATCGGATGAACCATATTATGGAGCAAGTGGTGAAGAGCGATGGTCTGATATAGGGATGGTTGAGTTTATTCAATCTGGTGCAATAAGATATATGCCAGAGTCTAATAAGTTTCACTTAGGAATGGAGAAGCCAGATCAACCTCAATTAGCTAGATTAAGACAGTTAATCAACAATCCTCCTGGTATGGAAACTCTTCATTCTAGCACTCCAATAAATGTAATTATTACCGATCAAAATGAAAATTTAAAATTTGATAGAGAGTATAAAAGAAACACTCCCTGGGAAGAAATCAAAAGAGATGTTTTACAGTTTTATAGAACCGGAAAAGGTCCATCAATTACTCAGCAATTTCATAGCTCTTATCGCATATCTATTGCAGAAGGAATGGAAAAATTAAAAGTAAAACCGGCTTTAACTCCTCCTAGTAAAAATAAAAAATTATCAGCAAATCAAGTTAGGACCAGGATAAAAAGATTAAAAAGAAATGTTATACCGGAAATAGAATCTTTTGCAAAAAATAATCCAGAAGAATTTGATGAGGCAATTAACTGGTATTTTAATGATATAAGAAAGGCAATCGATATAGCCTCTAAAGAAAATTCATTAATAAAAGAGCATCCTGCTTTTTTTACTGCTTTAATTTGCATTACCTCAAATGGTCAAAAAGTACAAGGTCAGTATAATGACACAGTAGATATTTTATCTTATTATAAAGATAAGAATAAACTACCAGTAGTAAGTAGTAAAACCACTGGTAAAATCCCAAAACCAAATCGAGTTATAAAATTAGAAGATGGTAGGCAATTAGGTGGAGTTAGACCTGGAACTATAGGTCAGCAATCAGATCGGTTGCAATATATTATAGATCAATTAGGGCTTGAAGGTGCTGAAAAGTGGTTATTAGAACCTAAGTCTGGTATAGAAATTCATAGAATGGCTTGGGATTCTAAAACTAAAAAAGGACCGATGGCAGGAATTAGTGCTGATCAAAAAAATACATCCAAAGATTACAGAGGGATGCATATTTTTGGAAGAAAAATTGGGAATTTTGGACTAGCTTTTTGGGAGTTAAATAGAGAGCCGGTAATTGATGTTTGGATGGCTAGGTGGTTTAATAGGCATATGGGAACACCTTACTTAAAAGGGAAGAAATTAGCTGAAGCTCCTAGAAACCCTTCAGAGTGGAATCTAATAAGTAAGGCAGTAGGTGAGCTAACTAAAGAATTTAATAAGCGAAATAATAAAGAATATAATGTTTCACAGATACAAGCTGTTATATGGTATCATGAGAAATTTTTATATGAAAAGAATGGTATTAATTTTAATAAAGGAATAAATTACAGTAGGTCAGCAAATGAAAGATCAAAACAAAAAGGCTATTTCCAAAATACTGAAGAATTCATATCTGTATCAGATGCTTCAAGCCAAGAGCAAAAAAGACTTGAAAAAGATTCAGAAAGAGTATCGGGAGAAAAACCGACTTACCGGATAGCTCCAACCTGGTACTCCAAAGCAGAGCGAGTAGTTACCGAAAAATTCCCTCCCACAATGAAAAGCCAGTCTGTTGTTAACTGGTTAAAAAAATCTACAAATAATTCTCCAGAAATAGAATGGTTAGATCTGGAAACCTTATTCAAAGGTAAACCAAAAGTCACCAAGCAAGAACTCCAGGAATGGATCCAGGCGAATAAGATTGAAGTTGAAGATGTAATGTTAGGTGAATCTTTTAAACTTGATGAAGAAAGATCATTATCAAAAGATGAATTTATCAAAATGTTTGAACAAATTGATCCGGCATATCCGGATGAAGCACCAGAAAATACTTTAGATGATGGGGAGACCTTAGAGTTTGTAGAAGATGGTATGTATTATGACTTTAAATATTATAGGGAAGGAGATAATGAATGGGCTGTTTTTCAAGATCGAAGTGAAGAAGATGACTATACACTTCAAAGAATTGACACTGATGAATTCATGGGTTATAAATCTCTTGGACAAGTATTAGATAGAAGGATTCCTAATGAGGATGCTGTAAAGCAAATTATTGGAAGTCTGACACCCGATGCAACCAAACACTCATCTTTTCAACTCCCAGGAAAAAGAGAAGATTATAAAGAATTGTTGCTGACATTGCCAACTGCTAAAAAAGGTCAACCATTAAGTGGATATGTAGTATTTAAAAATATAGAAGATGTAGATGATTTTCTTACCGATGTATCAGCAGAAGGCATGGAAGATTTTGATTATGGTAGAGTGGATGATGACAATTATAAAAGAGTTGTATTTAAAAATATACCTACAACAAAAGCAGATGATTTTGTAGATCTTTTAAAAAAATATGATTTACAATGGTATAGCACAAATGATGATACAAGAAAAAAAATTGACAAAAAAAATGTATTTATAAGTAGTCACTATGATGAACCAAATATATTAGCTCATGTTCGCTTTAATACTCGCAAATCACCCTCTGGAGAACAAGTTTTATTTATAGAAGAAGTTCAGTCTGACTGGCACACAAAAGGTCGGGAGAAAGGGTATAAACAACAAATTAAAAAAATACCAGAAGGTTTTAAAATTGTAGAAATACCTGGTGAAAAAATTGTTATGCTAAGACCAGATGGTAAAAGAATGCTAACAACTTTAACAAAAATGTCAGATCCAGAAGCAGAGACAACAGTTAGAAGAAAAGCATTAAGTTATATAAATGCAGAAGATAAAATGAGAGTCCCAGATGCTCCATTTAAAAAGAATGGTTGGATTGAGCTTATTATGAAAAGGATGCTACGCTATGCCAGTGATAATAACTTTGATCGCATAGCCTGGACCACTTCTAATCAACAGATCGATAGATGGAGAAATTCAATAAGGCAGAATGTAGACCAGATCTCATATCAAAAATTAGTTTCCGGTCCACCCTTGACTCATACTGTTGTTATTAATGGCTTAAAAAAGAATAAAAGTGTATTCAACCAAACTATTCCATTGGAAGGTGAAACAACTATTAATGGACAAAGGGTTAACCTGGAAGGATTGTTGGGTAAACAGATGGCTACTCAGATTCGCAACAGCGATAAAAAGACCGGAGTTATTGAAGGCGATAATCTGACTATTGGTGGTGAAGGGTTTAAGGTAGTCTATGATATGGCTATTAAAAAAATCCTTAATAAAATGGGTAAGAAATATGGTGCAAAGGTGGACCAGGTAAAAATTCTTGAGACAAGTAAACCAACCTGGTCAGATGGAAAAGAGTTAACTCCCGAAGAAAAAATTGAACAATCAATGCCGGGTGTTTATAGTGAAGAAGTTAAGCGAACTTACTCTGTTATTACTCAACCTTCTATTCGCATTACTCGCAAAATGAAAGAGTCTGCATTAAAGGGACAGCCTACTTTCCGGATCAGTAAAATGGCTTCTACTGAAGAGGTCCAGAAATCTGAATCTTTTAAGAAATGGTTTAAGGGATCTAAGGTCAAAGATAAAAATGGTAAGCCACTGGTTGTATATCATGGGACTACTCAAGATTTCGATGAATTTAAAGGAACTAATTTTTTTACTGTTAATCCAGATGTTGCATCTACCTTTAGTGGGTTTGATGATGACCAGTACCTTGATGGTGGAAAAGTATATCCAGTTTACTTGTCATTAAAAAACCCTTCTATTGTTGATTTTATGAATAAATCTGATATCGAAAAGTTCTTAAACAAAAAAATTAAAGAAGAACATTATCAAGATTTTTATGGTGCTGAATTAAAAAGAGAAATTATAACTCAAGCAAAGTTAAATGGTAATGATGGATTAATATTAAAAAATAATCTTGAACCAGTATCAACTCTAGAATTAGAAGATATTTCAACAGATGATACTTATGTAACTTTTGAACCCACTCAAATAAAATCCATATTTAATAAAGGGACCTACAATCCTCATGATCCTCGGATCTCATTTCATATTGCTCCAAAGAATTTAATTACTCCATTAGCAAAGTTTTACCAGGAACAAAAAGGAACTAAGAAATCTTACACTAAAAAAGATTTTGAAATGGACCTGGCTAGAAATGGGTATTCTGAAGATGATATAAGAACTATAGGATGGATATATGGAATTATTACCAGTAAACAATTTGATATTGATGATGGGGATAAGCCCACTATTCAAAAGAATATTGAACAAATAGTTAAGTCAGCTAAGAGTAAAGCTGAGATCAAAAATAAATTTAATATTCTATCTCAAGGATTTAAAAAAGGAGCCTCAACAAAAAAACAAGAAATAGTATTACTTCAAAGTAAGATTAGTCGCTATGCTTCAGATCATTTACCAAGTGGAGGCGTTTTGTATGGAAAAGCAGATCTAAAGACTTTACTTAAAAATATTAAAGATGGAACTAATATTAAAAAGTTAAGAGCTATCTTTGAAAACATTGATCGCTTAGTGGCAAAGGCTGAAAAAAGAGATGCTTTATCTAAGTGGAATAAAGTAATTAAAAAGAAAGCAAAAGTAAAAAAAGTTAGAGGAGTTACTGAGGGAACTGTAGGGGCTGATGTCCAGGAAACTGTTTGGACCATAAAAGGTAAAAAGAAAGGCACTGGGTATATGGACCTAACCCCAGATGGACTTGAAACTGATAGAGAAAATCTTTTAGATGTTATCAGTAAAAATGAAGATGGGGAACCCACTGAAGCACAAGCCTGGGATTTATATTTATTGCAAACTTTTGGAAATATTAAGGACCGAACAGCCGAAGAAATTAGCAAAGCAACTCTAGAATATAATCAAATAGTAACCGATGGAAGAACCCAGGTTCTTTTAGATCAGATAGCTTATAAAGAAAGAATGGGTGAGGTGACCAATGAGATATTAGAAATTATTACCGGTGGAGCCGGACCACAAACTCAGTCGGGAGCTCAAAAATTAGGACTTATGAAAGAAGGACCTCTGGAAAAAGCAAAAAAATTAATGTCTACTTTTGATTCTGAAAACCAATCTTTAGAATATATTTTTGATAAACTATCTAAGCTAGATAAAACCTCTAAACCTTTACAATCTTATCTTAATCAATATTTTATGCCTCGGATTCGACAAGCTCGATTAGCTGAGTATAATGGTTTATCTGAAATGATGACATTAATGACAAATAATGCAGAAAGGATTTTTAAACTAAAAGGAAGGAAGTTAACAAATAGGTTAAACAAAAACACTACTGACACTATTACAATAGAACATAATAATGGTAGAGATAAAGATGGGAATCTTGGATCAAAAACAACCTCAACTCTAACTTACAACCAGGCATATAAAAAATGGATGGAGCTCCAGGATCCAACAATGCACCCAACTTTTGAAAGAATGGGTTATCATGTCAATAAAGTAAAAAGACAAATTGAAAGTCAATTACCTAAAGATATGATTAAATGGGCTGAGTGGCAGTTGTATGAATTTTATCCAATGTACTACAGCAGAGTGAATGAAACTTTTAGAAAAAGATTTAAAGTTAATATGCCTTTTAATCCTTATTACTCACCGATAAAAAGAAGAATTGGAGCTAGGGCAGATGAAGGAGATGATACTTTAAATAAATCTAAATCTCCAATGGGATCTATGACTTCAGCAGGGTCTTTAAAATCCAGGGTAAGTAATACCGATGAATTAGCCTGGATTGATGGTGATACTACTTTACTTCAACATATTACCGAGATGGAACATTTTATTCATTATACTGATGTAATGAGAGAATTAAGAACAGTATTTATGAATCAAGGTGTTTCTATATCTATAAATGATTTTCATGGCAGTGGGATAAGCCGAGTCTTAAATAAGTTTATGGATGACATTGCTAGAGGGGGAGTAGATCGAGCTCAAAATTTAATATGGATGGATAAATTAAGAGCGAATTTTAGTCGATCAGTTATTGGAGTTAATCCAGTAGTATATTTAAAACAGTTGGCTTCTATACCGGCTTATATGGCTGATATTCCAGTTGCAAGTTGGTCTAAAGAATTTGCTAAAACATTTAATCCGATTGAATTTAAAAGAATGTATCGCACTTTAACTAAAAGTGAAATGCTTAAAATGAGATATGATCAAGGATTTGAGAGAGATATGGTTTTAGCTTTGCAAAATACTAAACCAGGTAAAATGATTAGTGGAACTGAATGGGTGAATACTTTTAGTTATGCTTTTACTAAAATGGGAGATAAACAAGCTATCTTCTTAGGAGGTTGGGCAGTTTATAAATACCACTTTAAAAAAGCATTAAAAGCCGGTAAGTCAAGATCAGATGCTAAAAAAATTGCTATGAAAGAATTTGAATCTGCTTCATTAAGATCTCAACAAGCCTCTGATGTTGAGGATTTAGCAGACTTTCAAAGAAGAGGATCTTTAGCAAAGTTATTTACTATGTTTATGACTTCACCTAACCAGTATTATAGAATGGTAATAGGAGGGTATAGAAATTTAAGTGCAGGAAGAGGGTCTAGGTCTGAAAATTTAAGAAGAATATTTGTTGGACAATTATTACTTCCAAATTTATTTGCTTTTATTGGGAGTGGATTTGAATGGGATAAAGAAGAGCAATTAGTGTCTACCTTATTGTTTCCATTTGCAGGGATGTTGTTTGTTGGAAAAGGAACTGAATATATGATTAGATCTATTTTTAATAAAGCCTATCCAATGGGACCAGTCTCTATTTTAGATCCTTTTGTTGATTTTGGAAAAGCATTTAAAAAGATGTTTGATGGCAAAGAATATACTACTGAAAAAATATTTAAAATTATAGATGAAATTGCTTCGGGTATTTCTAAGGTTACCGGGTTACCTTACAGTGGTCCAATGAGATCTATACAAAACACTATTAAAGTTATAAAAGATGGATCAGACAAACCTATAAGAGAAGGATTAGGGTTTCGCTTTGATAAAGAACCTAAAAGCAAAAAGAAGAAGTTTAAAGTAAAACCTGGACTTTAATTTATTTTTTATATCCGAAATTAAAGGTTAGTCCTTATATTCATATGTTAGTTTAATTACTAATACTTGCTTCTGTGCCTCGGGAGACTCAACACTTGAAGGATTTTGTCCTTCAGATAATATAAGAGTATTCTTTAAAGGAGATTCGCACATGGCAAGTGGCTCATCAATCGCAGTAGTCAAAGGGTTAGGATCCGGAAATAGTGTCCGGGTTTTTACCGATACCGATACAACTCATCCTCAACCCAAAGGTGTTTTTATAGGAACCGGTGGAAATTATCGATTCTATATGAATGGGGCTTGGATTACATTTAAAAACTGCAATGCCGGTTCATTCCTGCCGATCAGACCTACTGGAGTTTCTACAACCGGAGGTTCTTCTATTTCTTCTGGCGATGTCCTCTTTTTAGATTAAATATGCTTCAATTTGGAATCAATTTTGCCAGGGCAACTATTCAAATTATAGTTACTGGGATTAGTAGTGCCTGGAACACACAACCTAGACACTGGGAAGATTTAAACCCGACCTGGAATGAATTAGACTAAGGATAATATTATGGCAAGTTTAGAAAATGTAGCAGTCAAAGACTCATACACCTCGCTTTTAAAATTAAATGGCAATACAGATAGTTTAGTAGCTGGTAATGGTAGTAATGCAATTCAAGTAGTAGATGGTAATGGCGATGCTTCTCCACTATACCTTAATACAGATAGACTAGGAATTGGTGGTCAGCCAAGTTATAGACTTTCTATTGAAGGCACAGATGCAACAACAAGCACAGTAAGTGTAAGAAGAAATGCAAATGGTGATAGAGGTTCTTTTTTAAATTTTAGAAAATCAAGAGGGACATCAGTAGGAAGTAGTACAATAGTAAATAACAATGATTATATTGGAGAAATTTTATTTTATGGCTCAGATGGAACTAATGATATAGAGGCTGGTGCTATTAAGTGCTATGTAAATGGAGCACCCGGTAGTAATGATATGCCGGGAGCATTAGAATTTAGAACAACAGCAGATGGGGCAAGTAGTTCTTCGAGTAGAATGACAATTAATTCTGCTGGCAATGTAGGAATTGGAATGTCTCCAGATATGCCTCTTAATGTAAGGGTAAATACTGATGAAGTTTTAAGAGTTAGAAGTGATAGTGGAGTGCAATTAACAGCTAGAACTGATAATAATGGCTCTGATGTTGCATTAAAACTAAGAGCGAGTTCTTTTAGTTTTCAAGGTGGTGCATTTATGGAACTAGATGCCAACTCTCGCATTTCGCTAAGTAATAATGATGTTAATACAGACAATACAGTATTTGGTTATAATGCTTTTACAAATAATGGAACAGTTTTAGGAAATATTAATGCTGATAGAAATACAGTATTTGGTAACAAAGCTATGGGAACTGGCACTACTACTGCAGGAGTTAATAATGTAGCTATAGGTCATACTGCCTTAGAAGACCATATAAGTGCAGATTCTTGTGTTGCTATTGGTGCTTTTGCTTTGGCTAATGTAACCTCTGGAATAAGGAATTTAGGCATCGGAACAGAATCGGGTGCAATAGTAACTACTGGAGCAGACAATATTTCAATTGGTACTTCTTCAAACTTAACCAGTTCATCAGCTTCTAATCAAATTGTTATTGGTGTAAGTGCAACTGCACAAGGCGATAATACAGTAACATTAGGAAATGCGAGTGTAACCGATGTTTATATGTCTCAAGATTCACAAGCCTATGTCCACTCTCAAAATGTACCTAACCATGTAGCAAATACCATGAGCTCACCTTACTATCGGTTTGATGGTGCAGATGATAAAATAGCTTCTAGTGAAACTTTTCAAACTACTTTTAGAAACAGTTTTAGTATTTCAGCATTAGTAAAATTTGAAGATGGCAGACCATCAGCAATCAATACTATTTTTGGAGTATATGATACTACCTCTGGAACTGAATGGATTCAATTTGCTCTACTCACAACTGGAGCATTGAGATTTACATTTCATATAAACTCAAATAGTGCAACTTTTGATTCAAGTGTTGTTTTTGAAGATGGAGAAACTGGATGGAATCATATTGTTGCTGTCGCTAATGAATCTTCTGATACCATAGGTATATATTTAAATGGCAAATCTTTGGGAACTGCTAGTACACCTAGTCATGTATGGACTGATTATACCTCTAGTAAACCTCCTTGGATTGGTGCTAGAAACACTAATGATATATGGAGCGAAGGCATACAAGGTTCAATTCAAAATTTAAAAGTTTGGAATAAGTATTTAACAGCCACAGAAGTAAAAGATGACTATTCTGGTGCAAGTGTACCATTTAAATATAAAGGTGCTAATCAGACTAATATGCTGACTAATCCAAATTTTGATAGTAATACAAGTAGTTGGTCTGCTCAATATTCAAGTTTATCATCAGATAGTGGTGGTCAATCTGGTAATTGTTTAACTGTTACAAGGTCTAGTCATACTAATCAATCAGCTTATCAAGATATTACTACTGTTGTTGGTAAAAGGTATATGTTTTCAGCTTATGTAAAAAGTGGAACAAGTGGAAATGAATCATTTGATATTGTATTGCACAATCCTAATGGGACAGCATTTAATTATACTAATGCGACATCAAGTGGAAGTTGGGTTCAATATTCGGTTGAGTTTACTGCAACTGGCACTACAACTCAAGCTAAGTTAAGAAAAAATACAAGTACAGCTGGTACTATGCTTTTTGATACTTGTAATGTAGTTCCAATCGGTGCAGTAGCTGAATTTGATGGTTCTAGTGCTGGTAGTAAAGTCTGGGGCGATAAATCTGGTAATGACTTACATGGTACAGTAGGTGCTGGAACACTAGATGCAACTGCTCCAACTTTAGAAAATACACCTTATGATAGTGGCACAGAATATGAAGAAGGTACTTTTACGCCTTCACTTGGTGGTAACACTTCTTATAATGCACAAGTAGGAAATTATACTAAAATTGGAAGAAAAGTCACTTGTATTATGAGTCTTAATATTAATGCTATTGGAACTGGTAGCACCCATACTATAAGTGGATTACCATATCCATCAATGAATGCAACAGAAGCAAGTGGATGTGTTGGTTTTTTTAGTGGCTCTGCAAATACAGTAAGTACCATAAATCCATCTGTTAATAATGATGCAAGTACAGTTACGCTTTGTAGTGTAGGTGGAAGTGGTGCAACTGCTACTGCTACATCTACAGCGATATTTGCTAACAGTACAAGTATTAGAATTAATGTCACATACTTTACAGATTAATTGGATAATTAATTGGAATTAAAAACAAAGGAGGTCAAAAATGGCTCTTGAAAAAATAATGGAAGTAGATAAAGTTGAATTAGTAGGAAGCTATTCAATTCAAGTTAGAACAGCAACTAAGGTAATGGATGGTGGTGCACAAATTGGTTCAACCAGTTATCATCGCCATGTAGTGCATCCAAGTTCAAATTGGACTAATGAAGATACTAAAGTAAAAAAGATTGCAGATGCTCTTTTTGATGCAGATTGCAAAGAAGCATACTTTGTATCACAAAATGGTTATCCTAGTGGAGAGCCTAGTGACAGTTGGACAGAAGCACAGTTACAGAAGTATTTATCTGTTAATGGTGTTGCATGGACAGAAGAACATACTAAGGCACAGTTACTAACCAAAGCTAAAGACAAATTCGGAGAATAATATGAACTGGGATAAATATGCTGATAAGAAAGCAAAGTCATTAGTTACCTTTGAAAAAGAAACTGTAACCATTAAAGAAGCAATCAAAGAAGAAAAAGATGAATTTGAGGTAGTGATTGTAAAAGGCGAAGATGCAGTTACTCAAGATAAAATTGTGCTAAAAGAAAAGCAGTATAGTGCTGAAACTGGCGAAGCTATAGATGATAAAAAGACTGAATACACTAAGGAACAGTTAGAAGCAATTAAGACTGGCTATGAAGCAGAAGCAACTAAAAATACAGATTTAGCAAAAGCAGTTGAAACAGCTATGGAAGATTTTGATAAAGTAAAATAACAAGGAGTTAATGATGGCTAAAAAAGAAAAAGAAAAGCCGACAGTAAACATATTTGGCAAAGAGTATTCACAAGAAGATTTAGATGCTCTGACACCAGAACAAAAGGCATTTTTACAACATAGACAAGACTTAATGAATAAGGTAGAAAGATCATCTTTTAACCTTACTCAGCTTAGAATTGGATTAAAGGGTTGTGAAGATGCTTTAAAAGAAACTGGAATGGAAGTTGTTGAGAAAGCTGAATAAATATTTAATGATTACCTGGTTGGGATCTCTATTTATTAGTTGTGATAATAACTTAATAGTAAGTGGGATCCCTATTGGACCATTAGACAGTTCTCAGTTTGTGATCCAGGATTCTTTAGGTGTAGTAGAATGAAAGAAAAATACTGGTCCATAATCCAAAAATTAGGGACCTATTTATTGAATTTAAGTTGGCAAAAGTTGAATCCAATTAATTTTAAAGGAAAAAGTAAATAATGGACACTGGTACTTTAATAGAAGCCTGGGGCGAGTTAGGAGCAATAGGCTGTATCGCCCTCTTTCTAGGTTTTATGATTACTAATCTGATTAAATCCCAGGCAGTCCAAAATGAAAGTTTAGATAAAATTGCTGTTGACCAGGCAAAGGCTGAAGAGACTACTTCAAATGTTGAAAGTATCTTATTAAAACTTCTCCAAAGATTAGACAAGTCAGATGATAAGCTCGATAGAAAAATAGATACTTTAAGACAAGATCTTTCAAGAATTGATAATGATTTATCAGAGGTAAAGGGATCCATTTCCAGGATCAGTCCAGGTTAATCAATGGTAATGGTTGCAATATTATTTTTTATGTTAATAGGTGTTTTGTATATGATAGAGGAAACTAATAAAGCATGAGTGATAGTCATAGAGAGGAGGTGATAAAATATCTAACCAAGTTAAATGAAAGGCAGATTACTATTTTTAATAGAATAGATGCGATTGAAAAACACTTGGAAAAACTTAATGGGACCACCATAAATAATAGCCTGGTCATTGAAAGAATTAAGACCTGGGGAAGTGTAGGTTTATTTGTTGTCCCGGTAATAATTAATATAACACTAAGGAGTTTTTAATGAAGAAATTTGCAAAAAAAGTAATTGCTATGTTTACTAAAGAAGTAATGAAGAAAATGCAAAGCGATGTTTTTGAACAAACCCTGGCTGAGAAATTAGCCAAATTAACTTCATTACCTGGGATGACAGAAGCTGAAGAAGTCGCATTTTATAAAGATATTGCTGATGCTTGTACTGATTCTGTTGCCGAGTTAATGGGAGGAGAAGCAGACTAAATATGACACACTCAATAGTGGTCTTAATAACATTATCTGCCTTAAATGGCGAACCTTTAAGTGCTAATGATAAGCATTTGGACCAGTATGCACTTATGGAAGATGTAAAAAAGAAAAAGAAAAAAGGCAAAAAGATCGGAGGATCTAAAGGAAAGAAATCTAAAAAAGGATTTTTTTCTAAGATATTTGGCTCTAAATAATTTTCGATAACAAACAACAAGGAGAACAAATGGACCAACCCTATGACAACAGTGGTGTCTTATTTGTCAATGACAGAAAAGAAAAAGAGAACCAACCAGATTATACTGGTAATATAACAATGGATGGGAAAAAAATGCGATTAGCAGGGTGGAAAAAGACTGCAAAAGCTGATCCATCTAAACAGTTCTTATCTATATCGGTTTCTGAGTTTCAAAAAAAAGAAGAAACAGCAGGACCAATAATCGATAATGATGATGATGGAGAATTACCATTCTAATGGATTTTGATGAAATCATAGAAAGAGTAATTGAATCAGAAGGTGGGGCGAAGGTAACCCAGGATCAGACTGATCCTGGGGGGACCACTAAATATGGTATAAGTCAAAGAGCATACCCTGGTGAGGACATTGAAAACCTTACCAGGGAATGGGCTGAAGAATTATATTATAATGATTACTGGGTTCCATCAAGAGCTCATGAGGTTCCAAATACTATAAAAGAAATTTATTTTGACATGGTAGTTAATTTTGGATTAAGATCGGCTATTAAAGTGCTTCAAAGAGCTTGTAATGGAAAGAATAAAAATAAAATAGATGTAGATGGATATATAGGTCCGGCTACTTTAAAGGCTTGTAAAAACTTGGAGCCAGATAGATTAAGAGCTTATAGGGTTTTAAAGTTTGCAGGAATAGTTAATAAGAAGCCTACTCAAGAAAAATATTGGTATGGTTGGTATAAAAGAGCATTGAGGGTGTGACATTTAAAATGACACACTAAGCTGTAAGTCTAACAATACTAATACTAGCGTATACCTCCGGAGTATAAGGTCGGGGGTTCGAATCCCTCCGGGCACACTCTCGACAAAACCTACTTTTCAGTGGGTTTTTTTGTTTATTTTATATTCATTTTAACTACAATAGGACCCTCTAAGCAGGATTAAGAATGTCACAAAAATGTCACAATATAAAAAGGTATTCCCATAGGTTGCCAAAGGGTTCCCTGCAAATATTAATTTAGACATTTTCGGTATAGTATTTGCTATGAAATTGTCCTAGTAGGTTTATAATGGGACCTAATCTTTTTACATTAACTTTAACATATTGTGCTGTGACATCATCTGCTTTATGACCTAATAAGCATTTAGTTTCCCATCTGGTCGCTCCAAGCTCTTCCAGGTGAGATGCAAAAGAATGTCTAAAAGTATGTAGGTTGCCATGAAATAACTGACAATGCCTTATCTCTTCATTCATTTTTTCAATATTTAGGTTTTTAGTATAAGGGTGAAAAGTAGTATGGATTATCCTTTTTAATCTTTCTCGAGATCTTCCAAGACTTCCAGGGTTAATTAAATTAAAAAAATCCAGAGTCTTTAAACTTTCATGAATTGGTATAACAACTTTTCTTTCTGTCTTATCTTGGTTTAATTCAATAAACTCACCATTAATATTGTCAATTTGAAGAGTACAAGCATCGACAGCCCTTAAACCGGTCTTATATAACAGATTCCAAAAAATGCGATCTTTCTCTAGCTCTACTTTATTAAACACAGCTTTAATCTCATCTTTATTAAATGCTCTATTAGGATTTACCTTTGTTATTTTAGGCTTAATTAAACCATGTAAGGGGTTTTGTATTAAGTACCCCATAATACTCATCCAGTCAAACCAATTTCCTAAAAGTTTGTGATCTACACTAAGGGTCCTGGGCGAAGCTCCTAATGTTTTACGCTTGTGAAGATATTCAGTCATAAATAATGGAGTGAGATGTTTATTAGTAATATGATCTCCACTTATTTTTAAAAACATATTAAGGCAAGATTTAATACCCTTACTATATCTTACGCTTTTATTTGCTTCAATTTGATCTATGTATAATCTATAAGGTTTTTGAATATTAATAGTTTGAACTGATATTCCGGCTTTCCGAAGGGCAAGTTCATCATCAAACTTTTCCTGGATCCTTTCAGCAACCTTTCTATTTTTAGTCCCTAGAGGTTTTCTTACTCGATCTGGAGGAGTCCCGAGGGTGTACCACCACCAACCATTTCTTTTATAAAGTTTACTCACTCACAAGAAATTTTACTTTAGCAACCACTTTCAAATCTGACCATTCTACTTTATTGTAGCTAATTGCTCCTATATTTGTGCCATTTTTGTGTTTGTAGATAATTGGCTGTGGAATGTAATGATTGCCTACTGCTGATTTCATTGCATCAAATATAATTGGAAGTATACCAATCTGTTTATGAATCGCTTTTTGAGTTTCAGCGTTAATAATAATTTCGATAGGGTGATTTTTCATTCTCAGATGTTTTTTACCTATGTCCCAAAAAGATTCTATTTCTCTTGATGAATACCCTAATGTTTTAGCTTGTTTATCTAAATCAGTAACAGACTCGATGGTCATCCCGAATCTAAATCCCTCTCGATACAAAGTCACATTGCAAATAAAATCATATTCTAATGCTTCCCAGTG